CCAGCGAGGGCGCCACCGACACCAATAGCAAAATACTCTCCTTGAAAGTTAGTACCCCAACGAGAAGCAGACTTTGAGTCAGACTGTAGTTCTATCTCTGGGAAAATGTCTTTATACAGGTCTGAACCCACGAGGTTACGCACTCGACGACCGAAATTGACAGCAAGATCAGCTGTATGTGAAGCCATGATAACTTTTTTGGCAGGGAACTTACCCAGAAACCAGGCAGGGGCGAGGTAGGATATAAGTTCTGATTTGCCATGACGCGGAGCAATATTAACAATAACACGCTTCTTCTTACCGTTAGCGATGTCTTCAAAGATTTGAGCAAGTTTAAGATGATGTGGTCCAACTTTATACCCTGGATAAACGTGTTTAACAAAGTCCAAGAAAGACATCTTACCTATCTCTTGGGTCATAAAATTGTTATATTGTTCGAGCAAATCCTTAGCTTTTCGCTTGATTTTCTCTGGCGTTTTAGGGCTTTTAGCTATTTGTTGCAGTTTAAATAGCTGTTGTTGGGTGAGTTTGAGCGCCTCAGCTGTCATTTTTCTTCTGTTTTATGACTTCTTTTGCCTCTACATCGATGTATTTAGTCTCTACTTCATCTAAAAGGTTCAATAACTCCCTCTGAACCTCTTCCATACTCTGAATCTTGTGAGTAATCTCGGTTCTTTTCTTAAATGCGTCGACTCCATCGACCTCTCCGAGCGCTTTTAGGGCTGCAATGCGGGTTTTTGCGTCGTTTGATACCTGGATTTCTTGAATTAGACCATTAACAACGTACATTTTTAGTTCAGATAGCTCATCTACGACCGCTACGTTCATCTGAGCCACCATTCCCGCCATCATAGCAATCGTTTCGTTAGGATATTTAGAGAAATCGGGCCTAACTGCTGGATTTGAAACCATTTCTTTAGATAGTTTCTTAGCTTCTTCTGCGTTTTCTTTGTTGGGGGAGATCGGTTGACCTGTTAAATCTGATAAAAGCTGCACTACATTAGCTCGCATGTTTAATTCTTCAGCGGGCGATAGGTCAGGAAACGCTTCTTGAGCGTTTTTAGGAAGAGGAATGTTGTCCTCAATACTGGGTATTAATACGTCCATGTCTGACCCTTGCAGTTTTCGCAAGTATATACATGTTTTTAATTATGTGTAAAGAAATTCTTTACTGGTGGGGTGGAAATCAAACGTGCCCACCCCCGCACGACTCACGTGACTAAGCGAGTCTATTTTACCTTAAAGAACTCTTTGGCTGTTGATAACACGCAGCTTACCCAAAAGTCATACGCTTCTTGTGTACGGTTAAGGACTTGCTCAAATTTCTTGTACTGCTCATCAAATGTAAACATGGTTCTCTCCATTAGAGGTTAATAATGAGTAGTATATTACACATTATGTTGCATTGCAACATCTTTACAATCCCTGCACTTTTCTTTACAAAAAACCCCGATCGGGAAGATTTTCCTATTTTTGCCCACTTTTTCATCAAAATTGCCCGTTCGGGAAACTTTTTCCTACCTATGGGTTGGATTTAGATTTCTTTTTGGTACCTTTAAGTTTCTTTTTAGCTTTTACCCTTAACTCGTGGTGGTGAATGCGGTGGCAATTAGCGCACAGAACTACGCACTTTTTCATTTCTTCGTATGCCATAGCAAACTGCCCGTTATTTACTAATCTCCAAACACTATCTTTTTTATCTTTAGGGTCTTCGTGGTGGAAGTCTAGCGCTGCTGGATTATCAAAGCCGCAGTTGGTACATTTCAAAGTTGCTTTATGTGCACGCCATTTTGCTTTTTCTTTAGCCCTAACACCTTTTGTTTTTAACTTTATTTCTTCTCTATTAGCCTCGTAATGCTTACGGCTGTACTCCTTGTGCTTTTGCTTTTTTACGCTCGCGTCTTTGTACGGCATCGGGATGAACCTTATATTTCCAATATATTGCGTTGCGGAAGGACCACGGTTGACCAGGAGTATATATCTTGAAACCTGCATTAATCAACGAGTTTGCAGATGGGGGATTTTTTGTAGTATCAGTAATTAACCAATTCCAACCAAGTTTGCGTGCTTGTTTGATACGCGCTTGAATTAATCTTTTCTGTAGACCGTGTCCGTTGTAGCCGTACATTACACCTGCTCTACATAAGTAGCCTGTGTCTGTCCATTTAGTTGATCGTACTAATCCAGCAAACCCAATTGGCTTTCCTTCTTCTGTGTATGCAATCCACCAATGACCACGTTCTGGTTTGTAGATGTTGTCAGAAGGCAGTATTTTTTTCTGAAGATAGCAGATAAGGGTGACTAAAGCGGGATTCCGTAAGTCGGCTTTTTTTATTGTGAATTTCATAGCTCATAGTCCTCCCTTTCTTCAAAAATATTATCCCCCATTTATTACAGTTTCGGGTCCCTTTGACGGGGGGTGTTCTGTGGCGCGGAACACATATCTCTTGATCCAAAAAAGTCAGGGGGTACCCCTAAATAAAAATGATTCCGTTTTGCAAAATTGACGGTTATGTGTTCGAGCGGAGGTATATGTATAGTTAAGTTTCTGCATGGGGGTCATGCGATGAGCTGTTTTCTGTTTAGATTCAATAACTTACAGCAACTTTTTTAGGCTATACCCCCCGTTAATAACACCATAAGTGATGAAAAAACACCAGGTTATTTGTGTAGATTAGGGGGTATGGGGCGAGGGATGGAACCAACTCACAAAAAGGGGGGTCGGGGGGTCTGCCACGCGCCCAGCAAACTTTACATATGGGGTAGGCTTGCGTATAACTATAAGCAATGGAGCAATGGTGCTCCAGCTAAAGGAGAAGTATATGAAACATCTAGTAGAACTATCAGTCGTTGTTGTATTAGCTATTGCATTTGCCAATGCATCCATCTACATCTTGCAACGCTTTGGAATGTAAGGAGAACAACATGCAACTACCTATGTTCGATATGAAAGGTAAGCCAACTGACTTTGCAATGCGCTATGTTAAGCCACGCTACTACACAGTAGATGTCTATACCAAACAAGGACACCGTCGATTAGGCACAGATGATGTGCACGAGGCGATAGGCTTCTGGCTTAAGAACATTGATGCAAAGATAGTAACGCATTGGTAATACCAAGTCCTCCCTTCGGGGAGGATTGAAACCAGTTATTTGTCCTCGAGCCCATCTAGGCGTGCGTTTCGCTATATAGCGTTCCACGTGAGGGTGAAACTTTACATAAGGAGCTTGACTAGGTATAACGATTACATGGTTAGGCAATTCCGCTTAACCTGTCATTCTCTCGAAAGGGGAAAACATCATGGCTAAACAAGCCCAAGTAGTAGAAGTAAAAGACTCTATCCAATCATTCAAAGATGGAGCTTATAAGCAAGCCCTCGCATCTGATCGTATGCGTTCCGTTGCACGTTATGTAATGGATCAATGCAAGGCTTTCCCTGAATCATTACCTGATGAGATCAAAGCGGAGCTAAACGAGGGCTATCGTTTACGTTTTAATGAAGTAAACAAGCCCGACACTTACGCTATCGTCAATGATCATTACATCTTAATTGATGGTTCAAACCCTGATCTTGATGCTAAAGAAAAGGTAGTGATTGGCGTTGATTACTCAATGAGCTTTTCTCAACAGCAATACGGGAAACTCAAAAACGAGAATCCATACCTGCACGCTATCATCAAAACTTGGCGTGATCGTGTCAATACGTATTGCTCCAATCGTTTGGGTGATCTTAAGAAACAAGCTCGGACTATCCTCAATGAGGGTAAAACGAGAGAGCGTGGTGCAACACTTGATTTTGCTCACCGCATTATGGACGTATTCAAGGGTGATCAAGGCTTGATGGTTAAGTGTAAAAACGCTAAAGCTCGGGGTGATGACACCGCCGATGAGAAAAAACTCTCATTAGCGATCAACGCTTTTATGGTTCAATGGAATAAGTAGTAGATCGGGGGGAGCTTAGGCTCTCCCCTTTTTTTGTCCTCGGATTTTGAAACCAGTTATTTGTCTTCGCGCGCGTATGCGTGGGAATTCCCCTATGCCAGCACAAGGTCACTACTTAGCTATCCACGATCACGTGGAAATTACCTTGTATCATTTAGAATTCTAAGAAATGATAGGTCTGATATAAAAGTTCCAAGTTTAGAGCCGTAGGCTATGTGTCGGAAAGAAAAGTTCCAGTTTTAAAAACCCAAATTGGAACTTGATTTTACTTTGTAATCAAGGACTTACAAGCGAAATTCCAAAATTCCAGTTTTTGCACGAAGGTGACAAGGCAAAATTTAGAAAAAGCAGAGATCGTTCGTCTTCTTTTCCCAGTGAACTAATTTGCACCGAGGCAAGGTATATCCTAAAAAATAACTGGAATTTTGGAATTTTTATTATATTTATTTATTTATAACTACTACTACTACTATATAACATAAGGCTTTCAAGCCCATTTTTACCCCATCAAAAAAATTCCAATTCGTGTTTTCAAAACTGGAACTTAACTGGAACTTAATTTCAAAACTGGAATTTTTCTCGTTTCTCTCATTTAAAAAAGTCACACAAGACCCTTGATTGATAAGTCAAGTTATGGTATACTTATGTCAGTGGGGAGAGCAATCTTTATACCCCGCTATTTAGTTATCCACGATGTAGTGGAATTTGTAATCAAACTCTAATCAAGGAGAAAACAATGGGCAAACTCAAACAAGCCTTAATCGCATTTGATGAACAACAAGCTATCAAAGGTAGCAAAGCTATTGACCCACGCTATCGTGGACTTGTAGATAGCGACCAAGAGTGGGCGATCTACGAAGCAGAGTTCAATGATTGGCTAGACAAGTATGAAGCGTCGTTCGGTGACGAGAAAGGATACTTACCATGATTGATGAAACTTTTAATCCACAGTGTAAGTTGTGTGGCGATACCTTTGACGAAAAGCGATTCCGCTTGGGCTACGCAGTTTGTTGTCCATGTGGTGATGACCTCGCAAAAAAGGTAGTTCGCACAGTTGCACCTATGCACAAGTCTAACTACGTTCTCATTACCAACCGAGCAGACCTAGTAGGACTGAACAATAAAGGGGGACTTGTGAAGTGAGAGTAATCAAGCTATATCGCAAACCTAATAAGCCTGAGTTCTACAAGCTAGTTCGTAGCGACGACCATGCTCTATTAGTTAATTACCCGATAGACAAACCCAACCGCAAGCGTGAGGCTAGGTGGTTTTACGCAGACGAAGTTTACGTGGACTGGGTCAGAACCTTTACTGGAGAAGAACATGATTAACCCAATTAAACAAATAGACCGAAGTGCGTGGACTAAGAGTTCATTCACTGATGGAAAGCAAATCAGCACGGCAAAGTCGCCAATCGATTGGACTGTGAAAGCAATATTCGACTCAATGCTGGCAAAAGAAAAGCAAACCCGAAAGCTAGGTGCGTATGAAAGGAAGGTGAATCATGGGTTATAGATCAACAGTCGCATACACAATTAGATTTTTAGGCGACAACGACGAACGTGCGAAGCAAGCGTTCTATACATTCTTAGCGGAAGCGAAAGCCAACGAGGATACCGCCTTGTGTTTTCACGATGACGAGTCAGATAACTTTGAGGTAGATGAAGTCAAGCTACAAATCAGGTTCTTTGCTGATGCGGTCAAGTGGTATGAGGACTATCCCGACGTGAAGTGTCACGAAGCGTTGATGGACTTGTCTCGAGAGTGGCTCGAAGATCATGAGAATGATGTGATAGGTGGTGCGTTCGCAAGAGTGGGCGAGAGTTCCGAGGACAACACCGAGGATGTGTGGGGACTGGGCGACTACGACTGGTGCTACTTATCAAGGCAAGTTCACTGTGATTGGCTTGAATAAAAAAGTCATACATCACCCTTGACCCAAATGATAAGTAAAGTTATAATATACATACTACGAAGGAGAAGTGTCATGGAAGACTTTATCGGTAAGTTGTTGGTTGTTGTATCAGTTAGCTATTTAGCTTTCCACGTTGTAGTGGATTTAATTTTGAAATAAAGGAGAAGTCATGGAATCAAACCAAATGCAATTAAGCAAGCCCGACCACCTCATCAGCCTAGCGAGTTCAGCCGTTCTCGTCAGCGTGGATATCAGCGTGTGGTCTGCTACAAAACAAGACCGAGGTATCAGTGATGAAGTTACTACCTCAAAGAACGCTGATCGTTCCGCGGGTCGCTATGTTAAGAATCTGTGAGCTAATCATCCCAAGCATAAGGCGGTGGTGAATTATCGGCAGACCATCTATAACTGGC